CCACAGCCCTACGCTTGCCGGCTCAAGCATCAACGCTCAGAGCTCGCTAGCTATTAGCACCGTTTACGCTTGCGTCTATAAGATTGCTTCTACGCTGAGCAGCCTAGGCGTCAGCTTATACCTGGCTAACGGTCGCAATCGCGAGAAGCTCACAGCGCATTCAGCCTTTCGCGCTGTCGCTGTCTCTCCTAATAGCGAAGTTACGGCGTTCAATTTTTGGGAAACCATTATAGCCGATGCCTTGCTTCGCGGCTGCGGCTACGCTGTCATTCAGCGCGGCGTCGGTGGCGCTGTCGAAAGCTTGCACATCGTGCCGAGCGAGAACGTACAGCGCACAGAGATCGGCGGCAAGACGATGTATAAGCTGCATGACGGCATGGTCATCGACGGAGAGGATATGCTTGAGATCTGCAACCTCTACGGCATGTCGCCTATTCAGCTGCATCGCGACAACCTGGGCCTAGCGCGCAGCGCTCAGGACTATGGCAGCCAGTATTTTGCTAACGGCGGACAGATGACCGGCGTGCTGAGCTCAGAGCAACCTCTTAACAATGAGCAAGTCGGCATTATGCAGCAGAGCTGGAACGCGAGCGCCAGCAACGCAGGCACTAAGCTTCTGCCTTTCGGCTTCAAATACCAGCGCATCGGAATCCCGCCAGAGGAGGCGCAGTTTATCCAAACGCGCAAGTTCCAAGCGGAAGAGATTTGCCGCATTTTCAGCGTTCCGCCTGCGCTGGTTCAGCTTGAGAGCCAGACCACGTATAACAATGTGGAGCAGCAAAACTTGATGTTTGCGCGCCATACCGTTATGCCCTGGGCAAAGCGCATTGAGCAGGAGCTAAACCGCAAGCTGCTCACTACTATGGAGCAGGGCAACACTTATTTCAAGTTCGAGCTCAACGATCTCTTCCGCGGCGATATGGCTGCGCGTGCTGGCTTCTATACGCAGATGCTACAAAACGGCGTCATGAGCATCAACGAGGTGCGCGATCGGGAGGAGATGAATCCGATGCAGGGCGCTGATATGCTACTGGTGCAAAGCAACTTGATTGCACTGGATCGCATGGAAGCTTTTAGCGATAAGCTAAGCGAACCTACAGACACAAATGACAATGGAGCAGGATAGCATTATGGGCGCTGTGCGGCGTGCGCTGAAGAATATCAGCCGGGCGCACAACGCAACACGATCAGAGCAAAAGACTACAGCCTACGCGCTGGAGATTGCCTATAACAATTTGCCAGGCACGCCGAAAGAGCGAATTCAGCAAATCCGCCAGCACTTGCGCGGGGAGCTGCAGATACGCAAAGAGGCTGCGGAGCGTAGCGGCGTGAAGTATCGCACCAGCGAAGTGCGTGCGGCTTCGAAGGCTATGGTGCTCGAAGGCTACGCCGCGCTCTACAACGAGCCCACCGACCTCGGTGCATTTCGCGAGATGATCGCGCCCGGCGCCTTTGCTGAAGTGCTTGAGGACGATGTGCGCCTGTTGCTTAACCATGACGGTGCGCCTTTGGCTAGAACTAAGAACGGCACGCTCCAGCTGTCCGACGATGACAAAGGCTTGCTGTATCGCGCGGAGCTAATCGACACGCAAGCGGGCCGCGATCTCTACGCGATGGTCGAGCGTGGCGACATCACGCAATCCAGCTTTGGCTTTACCATCGAAAGGCAAGAAATCCAGGAAGACGGCCTTCGCGTAATCACGAAAGTTGGCCGGCTCCTGGACGTCTCGCCTGTTACTTATCCCGCTTACGAAGCTACTGAAGTACATGCTAGAGCGTCGCGACCTGATCAGGAGCCTTCAGATACTTGAACAGGACTGCAGCGAACTGCTAGATTCCTTTTGTGATGAGCTGGAAAGCTTGGATGAATTCAGCGAGTACGATTTCGCCAAACGCTGGGACGGATTGCGGCGCGATATGCGCGAAGTAGCTCACGGCATTTATGATGAGTTCCAGCGCTACAGCCGCAAGCAAAAAAAAATAGAGTAGTTATATTTGACAAAACGCAAGAAGATGGATTTGCCCATTAAAGATTTGCAGGCTTTGCGCCAGCAGTACGTCGAGCAGCGCGAGGACGTTAAAAAGGCTGCAGAGCTAGAAGAGCGTGAGCTTAATGATCAGGACATCCAAGAGATGGAACGCCTGGCGAAAGAGATTCGGAACTGTGACCGCCAGCTAAAAGTGAAGCGCGAGGACCAGGAGATTGCGAAGAGCGCAGTGCTTGCCGGCGAAACTGGTAAGGGCGCGGCCAACGAGCTGCGCAACATGAGCAAGCGCTTTGACCTTGCTGGTGCTTTGCGCGATCTGTCGCAGGGCAAGCGCGTCACTGGCGTTGCTGCTGAGCTGACGGAAGAAGCCGTTCGCGAGTCTCGCGGCACCAACATGAACATCAAGGGCCAGCTCAGCATCCCCGCTGCTGCTTTCCGTGCCTTGGGTGACGCTGGCGAGTTCGGTGGCGGTAGCGGCCTGACCAACAGCCCTGGCTTTGTTCCTACTAACGTCGCTGCTGGCATCGCTGCTTTGGCTGCGCCGACTTTGTTTGAGCGCATGGGCGGTCGAGTGCTTAACGGTTTGACTGGAAACGTGAGCGTTCCAATCGTTACAGCTGCATCTACCATCAGCACGCCCGCTGAAGGTGCTGCGCCTGCTGCCGATGCAAACACCGCTATCGGTGCGCGCACGCTGTCGCCGAATCGTTACAGCGCTTATGTGACTGTTACCGAACAGCTGATGTTGCAAGGCGGTCCCGCTGTCGAGCAGCTGATTACTCAAGACATGGTGACCCAGCTCAACCGTCAAATCGACAAGACCGTATTTGATACGATCATTGGCACAGGCGACGGCGACAATGCAGGGGCGGTATCTGCTGCAGCTTTGGGTACAGCTGAGGCGGCGCTTGCTGCTGCTGGTGTTGACTTGAGCCAGGTGCGCGTAGTAGCCGACAGCGTTGCACACGCTTTGCTTGATGACGCCGTCTTCGTTACTGGCGTAAACGCTGCCATCGACCGCAGCACGCCTGGCACGATGACAGCTATTGGCTATCCGTACTACGTGACCGACCTGCTGCCTCCTAACGGCGTGCCTGCTGAGGGGTCACTGATCATGGCCGACTTTAATCAAGCTGCCCTGCTCGGTATGTTCGGGGGGCTCGATATCGTCGTGAACCCATATACTTTGGACATCAACCACCAGGTTCGTATCAGCGTCCACCGCTACGCCGACGCTGCTGTCCTTCACGGTACGGCTGCTTACACGTTCCACGATAACGTTTAAACGTTATCGCATAATAACTGAAAGCCCGGCCATCGCGCTGGGCTTTCTTATTTTTAGGCTATGATGCAGGTTACTCTAGGCGCTTTGCAAACTGACGTAAGCACTACGCCACTCGCCGAACAAATAATTTCAACAGCGGAACTAAAGAAGCATCTGCGTGTAACTCATGCACTTGAGGACACGCTAATCGAAGCGGCACGCCTGGCAGCTATCAGCTACGTGGAAAACTACTGCAACGTCTTGCTAGGTTCGTATGCTGCTACTGGATACCTTCGAGACTGGCGCTTCGCTTCGTTCCCAGTGGGGCCGCTCAGTGCAGTGGGTAGTGTAGTTTATGACGACAGCTCAGGCGCTCAACAGACATTCAGCAGCAACAGCGTCTACTTCGACATCCAGCGACAGCCAGCGCAAATTAGCTTTCAGGATGTGCCTTCGCTTCAGGACTACAACTTGACGCCGATTCGCATCAGCTTTACAGTAGGCTACGCTCCAGCTGACATCCCCGCGCCTATCGTCGCAGCTATCAAGCTTATCGTTGGTCACCTCTACGATATGCGCACCGATGAGGTAGCAGGCACGATCACAACGCGCGTCAAGCTCGGCACCGATGCACTGCTTAACGCTCACCGCATTATAGCTCAGCCATGAAGAACGCAGGCCGGCGCGATCGCAGTGTGACGCTGCGGCAAAAAACCTTTACGCCTGACGCTTACGGGCAGCCTACGGCTAGCGCTACCGTTGATACAGCTATGTGGGCTGAAGTGATCTATGCCGGCAGCGCTGGCGAGAGCGTGAAGAGCTACCAGGTATTCCCGCAACGCGACGTTGTTTTTATCGTTCGGCACCCAAACCCAACAGATGACGCTGGCGGCTTGAGCATCACGCAAGCTGACAGCATCGTATTTGAGTCTAGGCTTTACAACATCCTAGGCTTCGAAGAGATTGGCAGGCGCGACGGCTTGCGCATTTTCTGCAAAGAGCGCGGAACCGATGGGCGTTAGACTACGCGAATACCTACAGGCCCAGCGTGGCAGCCGGCGCGCTGTCTCGCTGCCGTCTAGTGCAACTCAAATCGAAGGCTTTAAGGAATTTGAAAAGCGCCTCGCTAAGCTGGGCGACTTTCCTAAAGACATGTACAAAGAGCTGCGCGAAGAAAATCACCGCATCGGGCGCGTCGCGGCACGCGTCATCAAGCGCAAGCTACCCAGTCAGGGCACTGAGTTCGTTATGTATAAGCGCCGCGCCAAAGGCATCCAGCGCGACGGCAAAGCGCAAATCATTCGCACTATACCTGCGGGCACTTTGCGGCGCAGCATCCGCACCTGGAACAGCAAAGGCAGTAAGATTAATGTGCAAGTAGGCCCACGCGGTCGGCGCGGATCTATCCGCTACGACGGCTTCTTCGCTGGCATCGTCGAAGGCGGTCACACTGGCGGCCGCAATCGCTCCACGGGCTCCAAGTTCTACAACAAGATTCGGCCTGTGCTCAAAAGCTTAGAGCCGCGCATGCGCAAAATTCAGTTGGTCGGCTACCGGCGCATATATCACAAGTGGGTCACGAAGCTGTAACAAAAAAAAAGCGCAAGCGCCATTGCTGACACCCACGCCTTTCTCAATCTTCCGAAACAAATATAAGCATGGAAACCGGTAAAGCCATCTACACACTGCTCAAGGATAGCGCCGCAGTAGGCAGCATATGTGCTGACCGCATCTATCCGGAAATCGCACAGCAAGACGCTGATGCGCCCTTCGTCGCTTACACTGTTACGGACACCACTCCAAGCGGAACAAAGACCAGTAGCAGCAACCTAGACACCGCGCGCTGCGAAATCTATATGATTAGCGAGAGCTACGCGGAAGCGATGGACCTGGGCATAGCTGTCCGCGCTGCGCTGGATCGCCAGAGCGGAACCGTTGGCGGCGTGCAAGTGCAAAGCATCGACTTCGAAAGCAGCGACATCGACCACGACGATGAGCAAGGCGTCTATATCGTTGAGCACACCTACAACATCCGCGTTCAGCGCAGCGGTACAGCTGTCGCCTACGCCACGCTGCCCAGCAACGTCATCACAATCGAAGAGGTCGACGGCCCTGCATCGGGGTCAGCTAATAAGCTGGTGTTCACCAACGGCACCGTAACCATCAACGGCAACACAGCGACCATCGAAAGCGGTGGCGGTGGCGTGACGGTGCAGGAAGTTAACGGTACACCTAGCGCAAACGCTACGCAGCTGGTGGTACCCAACGGCACGCTTAGCTTCGACGGCACTACAGCCACGCTAGACTTTACGCTGGACACGCTGGACACTACCGGCATCTTGGAACAGATAGCCCAACAGCTGGCCACGGAAAACGGCATAAGCAGTAGCGAGTTTCCTAACGGCGTCATTGGAGACTTCAATCAGGATGGCATTGTAGGATCGTCTGACTTGCTGGTGTTCCTGTCTCTGTTTACTCCAAGCGTCACCGGTACGGAGTTAAGCAACCGCATCAGCAGCGCGTTCAGTATGGCCGACGGCGACCCGTTCGATGTTGTGCGCTCGCTGAACAACGAACGCCCTGACCGCGACGGCGACCTGAACATAACAACCAGCGAGATACCTGAGGGCACGCGCCTGTACTTCACTGATGCCAGGGCTGACGCGCGCATAGCGGCGGCACAAATCAGCGACCTCAGCGATACGCCTGCGGGCATCGGCACAACGGGGCAGGTGCTGGCGGTAAACAGCGGGCGCACCGGCTTTGAGTTTGTGAACCAGCCGACGATCCCTGACCATAGCATCTATGTGCAGACGGTTAACACGATTGCGCCTGACCAAGAAGGCGAGGTAACGCTAGATACTACCGACGTAGCCGAGGGCACCAACCTGTATTACACTGACGCGCGCTTTGATACCAGGTACGCTACTAAGACGCACTACCATGGGCGCTACGATAGCACGGCCAGCACAGAGCGCAGCGGCGCCACAGCCAACGTTGAGGTGTACTACACGGCGCGCCCTGACGGTGACGGCTACGCGGAGAGCGCCACCAGCGATGTAGGCGAAACCGACACGATCAACCGCACGCTGTTCTATAGCACTAAGTTTCAAGCCGACCCCGACACCGCAGGCGACTGGACGCAGTACACCACGCAGCCAGCAGACAACGCCACGTTTGCCACAGCGAAGGCCGCACTACTTGCCGGCCTCAACGATACCGACGCCACAGCAGAGACGCGCGGCACCTTGCCGCTGTCGCTGAAGATGGTGCGCACGACAACGGCGGCGGTTACTGATTTGCTACTTGACACCTACACCGGCGCGGCGGCGGCCTACTCTGTGCGCAAGCTGGACAAAGACTACACCGGTAGCTGCATGCGCGTGCGCGAGGACAGCGGCGGCACTGAAACAGATATTGGATTCGACGGCAGTGGCAACCTTGACACGTCAGCCATCGCCACGCATTGCGGCAGCGCAAACGGTTACGTTGTTACCTGGTACGATCAGAGCGGCAACAGCAACAACGCCACGCAAGCCACGGCAAGCACACAGCCGCAGATATACAACGGCACGGCGGTGATTACTGAGAACGGGAAGCCAGCAATTAAACCCACGAGTGGCACGCAATATTTGAGCTTTGGCATATCTACTAGCGCATCAGGTGCAACAGGCTTTACCGTATTGCGTCAATCAGCTTCGTTTGCTTGCGTAATTAATGGAACCAGTGTCAGTCAATATATAGGTATTGGACAAGACGGTAGCGCAGGCACCGGTATAAATGTGAATAGCGGTAACGTCAGCATGCGTAAAGATGAAGCGGCATGGACGCCATCAAACCGTGATAATTTCCATGATGGCCTAGCCACTGGCAATCATCTGTTCAGTTTCTATACAGACATCACAACTGACTTTACCGATGCGTTCGGTTATGTCGGCGCACCCACTATTTCCATGATGCAGATGCAAGAAGCAATTTTCTACCTCGGGAACGAGTTTACCAGCGGCAACTTGAGCGGCATCGAAACCAATATCAGCACATACTTCAGCACACCATAATGCCCACCGTATACCTCCCCGTCACCGAGCGCATCAACCTCACTAGCGAGCAACGCGCCAAAGGCATTAGCCGCGAGCTTTACAACCTGAAGTTGCCCAAGCACCTCCACGAACCAGGGCGCACCACGACCATGCTGCTGGCCACCATCCAGCACCCCACTACGGGGCAGTGGGCATGCGTGGGCGATACCGACTTGACTATAGCTGTACACCCTGAGCG